TAAAGTTTCCTTAAGTATTTTTAAAAATCAAATTTTTCCATTTCTCCTGCCAATTTTTCTTGGATAGACGTGTTCGATAGAGTTCCATTCGGTCTTCATTTTCTAAGAAATGAGGAGTTGGACGAACTTGAAAATTCAAAACGTCCTCCAAACCATAAGGTGCAAAGAGTTCCAAAGCGGATTCTTCATTCAAGCGTAGTCCAAGCGCCGTACACCGTTCTGGATACTTACTCATAGCATCACAGGAACTGGTATAAGGAGCAGTATGAGGGCTATGCTGGTGCATATAGACCTGATTTTTCAACTCCCATTGGTACTGAGGAAAGTCCTCTCTCAGTTTTTTCTCTAGGGACAAGGTTTCCTCATAAGAAATATCTGGATCAAAGAAAATCACATCTACATCTGTTTCACAGTCAAAAGGGGATTTGTCTGACAAGAGATTCCAAATAAAATTTCTGACAGAACCTGCTGCCAACCACGAGTCTTTCAAACCAAGGTTTCGGATAGTTTCTAGAATAGCCATCATATCCGGATTTTCTCTAAAAGCCTCTAGAATTTCTTGATTATTTTTCACTGTATTCATAACCTAAATGCTCATATGCCTTGGCTGTTGCCACCCGTCCAGACCGTGTCCGCATGATAAAACCTTTTTGGATTAAGTAAGGCTCATACATGTCTTCGACAGTCTCGCGCTCCTCAGCAATATTGACAGAAAGGGTACCCAAACCAACAGGACCACCACCGTACATCTCAATCATGGTGCGAAGAATTTTTTGATCCACATAGTCCAAACCTTCGTGGTCAACATCCAGCATAGTCAAAGCCTTATCCGTAATAAGATCATCGATAACCCCATTCCCCATTATCTGGGCAAAATCGCGCACACGCTTGAGGAGACGATTGGCAATACGAGGGGTCCCACGACTACGCAAGGCCAACTCAGATGCTGCCTCATGGGTGATTTCCATCTCAAAAATATCTGCCGTCCGCTCGACAATTTCTGTCAAGTCAGCATGAGCATAATACTCCATATGACCTGTAATCCCAAAACGTGCCCGTAGTGGATTTGAGAGCATACCAGCCCGAGTTGTCGCACCAATCAAGGTAAAAGGTGGCAACTCCAAATGAACACTGCGACTGCCTTCACCAGCACCAATCATGATATCAATGTAAAAGTCCTCCATGGCACTATAAAGCACCTCTTCCACCGACATAGGCAAGCGATGAATCTCATCAATAAAAAGGACATCTCCCGGCTCTAAGTCATTCAAAATCGCTACCAAATCACCAGCTTTTTCAATGACTGGACCCGAAGTCTGCTTGAGATTTACACCCAGTTCATTGGCAATAACAAAAGCCATGGTCGTTTTCCCCAAACCTGGAGGTCCAAATAAGAGGACATGATCCAGCGCTTCATCCCGCATTTTGGCAGCTTCGATAAAGATTTGGAGCTGGTCCTTGACCTTATCCTGCCCAATATATTCACGTAAGTACTGAGGACGGAGCGTGCGTTCTACTAACTCCTCATCCCCCATTATCTCATTGTCTAAAATTCTACTCATGGCTCTATTATATCAAAAATCCAAGCCACAAACAAAAAAGCCACCCGATTGGGTGACTCCTGAGTTTAGCACTTATGTGGTATAATATTATACGGCACTGCTACACCGCCTACGAAAGGAGGTGAGATAGCCCATGATGGAACTAATCCTTAAAACTATCATCGGACCGATTGTGGTCGGTGTCATCCTTCGCTTAGTCGATAAATGGCTAAACAAAGATAGATAGTGTCAAAAAAGACCCCGAGCTTAATGTGGAAGTTAGCTTGGGGTCTTTTCTAGTCCATGATATAGAACTAATCCTTAATTCCTCTCCATTATCCCACAGTTCACAAAATTTGTCAAAACTTTACATCCCCATCCATTCAGCTTCTTCAACTTTATAATCTGTCCAATAAAGTTTATAAAATTGAGAGAAAGTTATCAAGAATGATTTTTAGAATAGTCCCCAAAAGCCTGAAATAGAGCCAAAAAACTCCACCCGATTGGGTGACTCCTGAGTTTAGCACTTATGTGGTATAATATTATACGACACTTCTACACCGCCTACGAAAGGAGGTGAGATAGCCCATGATGGATACAATACTTAAAACTATCATCGGACCAATTGTGGTCGGTGTCGTTCTTCGTATAGTCGATAAATGGCTAAACAAGGACAAATAGTGTCAAAAAGACCCCAAGCTTATTTGGACGTGAGCTTGGGGTCTTTTCTAGCCTATGATATAGACACAATACTTAATTCCCTTTTATTATCCCATAGTTCACAAAATTTGTCAAAGGTTTATATCTTCATCAATTCAGCTTCTCCAACTTTAGAATCTGTCCAATAAAGTTTATAAGATTAAGTAAAAGTTATCGGAAAATGATGTTTAAAATAGTCCCCAAAAGCCTGAAATAGAGCCAAAAAACTCCACCTGATTGGGTGGAGTTAAGGGAGATTATTATGAAAAAGGTAAAATAAAATCTTATTAAATCAACGCTCTTGGAGGGTATCCCCTCCAACTCCCCGACCTCTGGACAAGGTCTATTTTTTTTTGAAAAAAAGTAAAAAACTTTATCAAAACGCTTGACTTTCTCGGTGTACCGTGATATAATATAATCAAGATAAGGAAAGGAGGTGAGGAAGTTGAACAAAGAAGATTGGCTTAGGTTACTTGAAAAGGCGATAGACAATATCCCTGAAACAGTAACAGCTATCGCAAGTCTAGTGACCGCAATAACGGTCGCAAGGCAAAACAAAAAGCGTAAACCGAAATCCCGTCAAAGAAAAAGGTAAACGCTAAGAGGTAGGGGCGCAAGCCCCTTACACCTCTATTTTATCAAATGAAAAGAGGAAAAGCAATGGTTAGTGCAATAGCTATTTTTATAATTGTGATCAATGTATATATCTATTTAAAAAATAAAAAGGACAAATAATATGAGAAAAGTTATTCAAGAATTACTTAACAGTTCTATTTCTACATCTGCTATTTCGCAAGGTGCTGGGGTTCCGTGGACTACTGTTTCTGATCTTAGAAAGGGAAAAACAAGCATGGACAAAATGGCGCTTCTAACGGCAGAAAAGCTCTATGAATTTGCTACAGCTGATAAGCAGTGATTTCGGTCACTGCTTTTATTATTGCAAACAAAAAACCGCAAGCCTAGGCCTGCGGTTAGTGTAATCTATTTTGAAATTCTTCCTATTGTTGCTTTTCTTCTTTTTCCTTGTCAACTACCGTGATAAGACCATCTGGTTCAGTTTTGAATGCTGGATCTGTATGAAGTTCACCGTTTGCCTTCAGATAGTACCAGCCATCACCAGACTTGATAAATTGTTTAGATAGCATATAACCATCTTTTTCTTCCATAAAATACCAGGTTTCACGGTATTTCACCCAACCTGTAGCCATACGACCATCTGACTTGAAGAAATACCAGCGATGGTTAAGAAACATCCAGCCTGTGACCATTGCGCCACGTTTGTCAAGATAGAACCAGTCTTTCCCATCATTGAACCAGCGATTGATTAAGCAATAGCCACGTTCATCAAAGTAGAACCACTCATTATTGATTTTCTTCCAGCGTTTTGTCGGATAAGAGCCATCCGACTCCTCCCACCACCAGCCAGTGCCGTTACGCTTCCAGCCTGCTTCAGATAAGCCGCCTTCGATATCCTTTTTAAACTGCTCACGGCTGATGCCCCATTTTGCAAGATAAGGATACGGATCAACGTGGTCAGAGTAGTTTCGAGGTTGATTGTATGTACAATATTGATGTGTCTTGATTCCTGCCAGACTGTCAGAATCCAGTGTTTTCGGAATCCCTGCTTCATCGGCAAGGTTTCGCAAAAGCTCAACATAGAGCTTATAATCGCGCATAAACTCTTCTTTTGTGCTATGGCTCTCAATCAATTCAACTTGGCCATACCCTTCAACGTTCCAGCCACCTCCTACGTCATAGGCTCCCATATCTGTGTACCAGGTCTGCATTACACGGCCGTTCCCAACAACGTGGGAGAAGAAGCCCGACTCGACAGGACGACGCATGTGGTAGTCTGCTTCATTTTGGGCAGTCGAGTTCGGATTCCCTGTTGAGTGCGCATGAATTTGTCTGTATGGTTGTTCTCCTACCTGTGGAAGGTCCGTTCTTAATCTACTTGTATCAATATCCATTATTGTTCTCCTTCGTTCTTGTCGTTTTTGTCACCAGATAACCGCTCAAATGCCTTGATGATAGGTTGGAAGATGGTCACGTTGCCTTTCAACTTACGGTAATTTTCGATTAGCGATTGGAAAGTAAAAATCAAATATCCGAGGTAAATTGAGTATAGGAATGGGAAACCTGTTTTCTCAGGTAGCAAGACAGACATAGGAATCAATACCATAAGCAGAAGAACACCAAGAATTTTTCGAATCAGGCCATTAATGCCAATCTTACTTTTGTATTCAATTTCTGGATTGGCAATCGCTGCGAAGGTTCCTGATGCAAAATCTACGATTTCTAGAATCACAATTAAGCCTAGCGCATACAATACCAAACCATCTTCTGTTTGGATTAGACTTCTAAAAAAGTTAAACAATTCAAATTTCATTTATTTCTCCTATTCCTTCCCTTCAAATTTCCAAGCGACACCCGTTCCGTTTTGCTCCAGGGAACCATTTGTCACAAATGCGCTGACAGGCTCGCCGTTGTAGGTAAATTCCTTATTAAGCTGAACCAAAATGCGTTTCCCTTCACCATTGACCTCTACGTGCTCAGGGGCTTCAATGGTAATTAGGTCATGTGGTAAGTAGGTCTTACCAACTTCAGCTAGTGGAATCAACTCAACCAATTCTTTATAAGTCGTGCCGTACTCGATATTCTTGCTCATGACAGAGTTCAACACAAGAACATGAATGACCTTCTGATTCACCTTCGAATTCTCTTCAGTCTGTTTGATAAGCGCAGAGAGTCGATTTTGCTCGCTCTCATTTTGAGCAATCTTCTGATTCGCCTGTTCAAGTTGCGCTTGCGTTTTGACGATGGCGCTGCCTGGATCTAGCTCGGCTTTTAAGATATCCAGCACATCTTGAATCAAGACATCTTCTGGTTCACTTGTGCGATCTCCTGCGAGCTCACGCATGTTCGTACTGTAACGATTACCTTCTGATAAACGAATTTCCACGACTGTCGCCACATTGTTTCCGAAACCTCGAGTATAAGGTTTGCTTGCTAGTTCATAATTATTAATTGCCATTTGTCATTTTTCCTTTCGCTTCTTCAAATAACTCTTTTAGAGCTGGATCATATTCTAGGACTTCTTTCATCGTGTGCAATTCGCTTGCTGCATACAAATAAAGAGCTTCATTCTTAGCTGATTCTTGCTCACTGACTGCTAGCTTTTTAGTCAGTGAATCAAGTGTTAACTGATTTACTACTGCGTCTATGTTGTTGTTCATGCTATTGTTTTCTCCATTTTTTCTATTTTTTGATTTAATTCTTGAATGGCCTTGATTAAGTAAGGTACTAGTGCAAATGTGTTATATGTGTAAACTCCATCTGGACCCTCACGAAAAGCGTCTGGAGCGTACTTCTGCACATCTTGAGCCATGATACCGCATGAGATATCCTCTACCTCATTATTAAATTCTTTTCGGTAACTATACGTTTTCAAACGATTAATAACATCAATCCCTGAAACACTACTATCTTGAATGTTTGATTTAAGTCTGCGGTCAGAAGCATCGTTCCAAGCTGGGAACCAATCCCTGGCGCCACTGGCTTTTTCCAGATAAAAATAATCTTTACTGCTTCGTCCAATCTTCTCGTATCCATTAGAATAAATCCAAGCACCACCGTCATAACGAATTCTTCCTGTTACTTTCAAGTCACCGTGAACAACTGGTGTACTCCAAAATTCAGCGGTGTTGTAACAGAACATCTTGCCGTTGTTTTTTACAAACCAAGCCTCAGTACCTGGTGAGCTCCAAGAATACCCCCAATTGACCCATAGTGCAGTACGACCACTGCCACCTTCACCATCACCTATCCCGACAGCAAAATGATTGCGACCGGTTATCCAACGTCCAGAACCTGAATTGTGAGTACCGATTTGGAATCCACCAATCCAGCCTTTATACCCCTCAAGAAGAGTAGATGATACAATGACCGATTGAAGTTGGTTTATAAACGCAGTTTTAGAAGCAAGCGTATCTGTGAAGATGTCGCTCGATACGAATCGTCTGGCCATAGCCATATCCATGACCAGCTTATCAGCCGTGATAGAGTTCGTTCGTATAACATCCGCATTCAGAGTCGCGAATGTACCTTCACCAACGAACAAACGCTTGAAATAACCTTGAATAGCTGTCAATTCATCAAGCAAGGTCTTACCCTTCAATCGAATCTTTTCAGCTTCAATCAAGATCTGATTGTTCGTCGCATTGATTTGTGAAACGATTGAACCTGCGCTGGTTAGATTTTGGACGGCCCATGAACCAGATAGTTGGCTCTGAACCGTGCGAATAGCTTCGTCTGTGTCTTCGGGAGCTTCTGAGAATGGAGTTGATACTGTTCCGATCTCAACTTTTGGAAATGCAATCCAAACAGTCGCAGCGGTGAATACATGCATGATTACTTCATTACTTGCATTTGAATTCTCGCTTTTTGTTAACTGAATATCATAGAATTTCCAATCGGTAGTCAACGAGACACCTTCAACGGCGTTCCGATTTCCTGCTCTAGCTTGAAAATTCGTGTTATTGACAGTAGACTTTGCCCAAAAACTGAAACGCACAGATTTATTGCGCATTTCATCTGCTGTATTCAAGCGCATATCTCCGCCAGTTCTAAAAGTAACTTTCTGATTGTTCGGCTTCCCGTTGAACGTCGATACAATTTTCAACGTATTAGCTCCTCTGAATTTCGTATTCGAGTCTATACTCAAAGCAAGCTGTCCTTGCGTTTGTTCAACACTGTCATTTACATGATATGTTGAATAACGTTGATGAAGATCATACTTAAACAATGAATTTAGAAATAGATTTCGTCCACCAGCTGAAGCCTTTGACACCTCAACCTGAAACAGCTGATTGGTCATAGCCATACGAGCAACCTTATCCGCAATTCCATTTTCAGTATTGCCTAGAATACGCTCATAGAGCTGGCTGGTTTCTTTGACTCGCTGGAAGTCAGTAGTCTCTACTTTTCGTGCTAGTTGATTGGTCACATTCGCAAATTGACTATCAGCATTTGCTTTGTTTGCAGAGACCTGATCAGATATTCTACCCATTTGTCGTTCAGCATTATCCTTGTTTGTAGCGACCTGAGTCTTTAAATTTGAAATCTGATTATCTGTGCCTTGTTTGTTACTGTTTATCCGATTTGAAAGATTTGAAATCTGAGTAGTGGTTCCTTGCTCACTGCTTGTAATTCTATTTGATAGACCGCTGATTTGACCGCCCAAATCTTGCTTATAAGTAGTTATCTGACTTGAAATATCTGTGAATTTACCATCTACAGATTGACGATAGCTTGCGATTTGACTAGCGATGTCTTTATTCGCACTAGTTTTAACAGCTTCAATCCTCTGATTGATGCCCTTAACATCTTCCTGATAAGTCGCTTTGCCTACATAATCCCTCGTTACCAGCTCACGTACAGCCGTTACTTGTTTAGCGCTCTCTTCTCGAGCATAGCGCTGTAGGGTTTCCTGTCTCTGACCATCTTTATTTACATAGTCCTGAATAGCTGATAAGTCGGTTCGCAATCCCTGAGCCGTTCGCTCAAAGATAGCTTTAGCTTCAGTGATAAGTCCATCAGTATCTTCAGGCGCAGGACTCCAGTCTGTCGCTACATTGCCTTTCTCAATCTTCACATCCCAGACGCTCTTGGTTGCTTCTTTGTGATAAGTGTTAACTCGTAGATGATAAATCCCTGTCGGCTTATTCCAAGTGATTTTCGTTCCTGTGGTACCTGTCTTGAGGTCCGATACAATTTG